TCATAAACGGCTTCGTAAGCAGAAATAACCTTATTTGGTAGGGAATTATAGTCATCGGCAACTTTAACCCATAAAATATTGTTTTCATTATCAAACTTATAAGCAGTTTCTAATGATTCGTCGCCAATTACGTGGTAGTACTTTAAATAAGATGGAATAGTTTTAAGCCATGTACGCTTTTGAAATAAAGCCTTTTTCATATACTTTTTACAGTTCATAATAAGCATAATAAACTCTTGCTCTATCATAATATAATAATTATTAGTATTTATTTATTATATTATTTTTAGTTATTAATTTCTTTTATAATTTGATTTGACATACCTTCTAATTCAAATAAATGTTTAATTTCATTATAATAATTAAACATATTATTGTATTCTGCTTCTGTTATGGATGCTAATTTTTTCTCTAGATTATTTATTTGTGATATATGAATAGAAATACATACTTTACTATAGTCAATTTCATTTTTAAATGGTAACCATTCAATATCATTCCATACATATATTGGTATTGTTCCTAATTGAAAACATTCAAAAAATCTAAAAGAACCTCTTCCATAGCCCCTAGGTGCTAAGGCAAATTTTGAATCTATTGTTGTATTTACAAAAATTTTCTGTAAATCAACATTTACAGATGGTGTCCAACCACCAGAATTATAAAATACAAACTTGCGATTGTTTTCAAAAACATTTTTTATAATTTCTCTAACGTTTGGTTGAATATGGTTGCTAGTTATATTTCCAATAAAAGAACAAAGAATTTTTTTTTCAGAAAATGATTTTTTGGGAATATTTACAAGAGTATTATTTATGTCTTGATAAATTAAAGGTATTGGTATATTTCCTGAACACGCTCCATATACTATTGTATTTTCTGGAATATTTAATTTAGGTCCATCATCATATTGAACTATTGTAAAATATCCGTTTTCACATGGATTTTCTTGAAGCCATTTATTTAATGCAATTTGCATTTCTAGTTTTTTAGATTCGAACCAACCTTCAATTTGAAAATTAGTCCATAAAGCTGGAATATATTTTCTTTTTAATAAAGTATTTTCTGACATTATTTTTCTAAAAAAGTATTCTTCAAGATATAATCCATTTTTAAAAGGGGGATAAGTATCTTTATTTTTACAATAAAATAAATTCAAGTTAATCATTATATTATTATGTTATAAAATGTTTAAGTTTTTTTGTTCTAATATTTGTTCATATATATTATTAATCGTAAAAATTATTTCTAAATCAGATAGTGTCATATTTTTTTGAATATCTGTTTGAACCGGTAAAACTTCTATATTTAAATTATAGATTTCATTTATATAACAACATAAATCATATTTTGTAACAATATTTTGAGTGCAAATATGTTTAACACCTTTCCAAAAAATATTTTCATCTAGAATCTTTTTAATTACTTTCGATAATGTAAAACATGTTACACCATTCCAGTAATGGTTTGTAAATCCAGTTATTGTTTTATTTTTATTTTCTTTAACCCATTCAATTAAGGATTTTTTACCATATAATTCTTCGCCTATAATTGATGTTCTAATAATGGTAGCATCTTCTGGTTCTCCTTGTGATTTTGAAATACCGTAAATATCTTTAGCGTTGTGATTATCATTTACAGAATAATTACCTTTTGAACCATCAAAAACACAATCTGTAGTAATATGAATAAATTTATATTTATTTTTTTTAGATATTTCGTTTAATTTATGAGGAAAAAGAGTATTTACACGTATATATGTTTTAAAATTATCATTTTTATATTTTTGTGGTATAATTCCAGCACAATTAATAATAATATTGTTTTCTTTTAAATTATTAAATAATAAATTCTCTAGTTTTGACCATTTATCGTTTTCAATATCAAATTGTTCTCGATTAATACAAGTAACATTATAGCTATCTTTTAAATTGTAATAAACATACCTTCCTAACATTCCTGTTGAACCAAATAAAATTATATTCATTGTTAAATATAAAGAATTATAAATATTTAAATAATAATATTGATAATACTTATAATTAAATGATTAGTAATAAAACTATTTTGTTATTTGGAGGCACAGGTTCATTAGGTTATGAAATTGTTAAAAGATATATAGATAATAATGTTATTTATACTTATTCACGAGATGAATGTAAACATTGGAAAATGAAATTGGATTTTAATAACAATAAGAATTTAAACTTTATTATTGGTGATATCATTAACAGTCATAAAATAGAAGAAACTTTATTAAGAATAAAACCTAATATTATTATTATCGCTTCAGCAATGAAACACATCGACCAATGCGAGTATAATACCGACCAAAGTTTAAATACCAATTTATTAGGTGTGAAAAATGTTTTGGATTTGGTTGAAAAACATCAGATATTACTGGATAGTACTTTGCAAACAGTTTTGTTTGTCAGTAGTGACAAAGCGTGTAGCCCTATTAATGTTTATGGAATGTGTAAAGCTTTATCAGAAACTTTGATTATTGAAAAATCTTACTATGTAAAACAATTTAAATTTGTTAATATACGTTATGGAAATGTATTAAATTCCAGAGGGAGTATTATTCCATTATTACATACAATCGGTAGCGATGATAGCAAAAAAATGTTTACATTAACAAATGACAAAATGACTCGATTTGTCATGACACTAGAGCAAAGTGTAGATTTAATAGAACATACATTGATTAATGGTGAAAGTGGTGATACTGTAATACCAAAATTAATTTCAATGAATGTTAAAGATTTGGTTGAATTATTTTCAGAGAAATATAATAAACCTATTAAAATAACTGGTCTTAAACCTGGAGAAAAATTGCTCGAGTCTTTAATAAATAAAACACAATCTGGAAGAATAAAAATAAATGGGGAATATACTCATATTAAATCTATTTATACTTTTAATGAAAGTATTGACGAAACGTCATTAAATGATTATAACAGTAAAATTAATCCGTTGAATAAAGAACAACTTAAAGAATATTTAAATAAATTGAACCTATTATAAATTTATTTACATTTCTCTAACAAAAACTTTATAACCTTTATCACAATATTCCTTACAAATACAATAATGTATATCTTCTCCACATAAAAATACAATTTTATTTGTGTCATAATTTTCATTTACAATATCAAATAGAGGTTTATCTTTATGTAAACTTGAATAAATTATTAAATCATATTTTTTATTCTTTATATTTTCTATTGTATTATTTTCTTCTTCAAAATCATGATATTCATCTTTATCAATTAAATTTGTGTATGTAAAGCCCTTTCCGTGTAATATTGTTTTATCAATCCAAGAATTTTCTGAACAAGAGTTATATATATGTCCTAAAAAAGGATAATCATTACAATTTTTTTTAAATATTTTTTTAAAACCGTGTAGTGTTAAACATCTTAAATAATCACCATCAACAGGATTTGATATATATAATATTTTTTTTGCTGTTTCACACGTATTTTTTAGTATATACTCAGCCATTTTAGTTGTAGTTAAATTTTCTCTAGTATATTTTAATAAAATAAATACAAAATTATAATATGTTTCCATATCTTTTTTTTCTATTATAGAAATATTATTCGATTGTATTTTATTTGAACCATATTTATTTAATAAATATTTATAAAAATTATTTGTATTTATAATAATATTTTTTGGAAAATTAAACATAGTATTTTTAGGACATTGTTGTAAATTTTCAAAAACAGGTATACATCCGCATGCTAATATTTCATAGTGTCTCATACAATCCCATCCACCTTTTTTTCTAGTTATTGCAAATAACGAGCATTTATAATCATTATAGTAATCAATCTCACTTTGAAATATATAACTATTATTTCCAACACCATGTGGATTTATCATTGCAATTATTTTTGTTTTATTTGGTATCTCATTAACTATTTTATTTTCTGGAATAGAAAAAGCAATCGGATATAGATTATTATTAGTATCCATAAAATTAATATATATTTAAAATATATTAATTTTAAACTGTTGTTGAAATATGTCCTGGATGAAGACATACAAAAGACGGTTCAACCCAAAAACTTTTAATATTTAATTTTCTAAATAAATCATTCATCCACCAATCTGGTGAATTATTAAATGGTAAATAATTCTCTATTAATTTTTTTGCACATTCTTTCTTAATTAAATAAAATGTAGCTGCTTTTGTTCCACCATGACACTGCGATGTTATTTCATTTGTTTTTGGATATACAAGCAATCCAGGTTTGATTTGTCCTTCCATATATGAGGTCCATGAACCATCAAATAATATATCCCAATCACCATATACTTCATTTAATTGTTTTATATATACATTTATTAGTTCTGGTATTTTTCCTTTAAAACATATATTATCTTCAATTATTACACCATATTCGTAATTATTTTCAACTATATCTTTTAAAGCTAAATAATGTTTATATGTACAACAAACAAGACCTTTTAAATTTTTTGTTCTTTCTGGAGGAATAAATACACCAGATGAATAAGATGGTTCTTTAATAATAATACTATCTAACAATTCGTCTGTAATTTCATTTTTATTTGGATGTAAAATCCATGTAATTTTATTTAAATCAAAATCCCATTTTTTAAATTCATTCATCATTATTTTTCCTCTATTTTTATCCAAACCATGAATTAAATAATATTGTATATTATGATTCATTATATATTTTAATATAATGAATATTTAAATAATATTTGTATTATAAATATATAATATGAGAATTGCTATTGTAATATTTGTAATTGGTGATAATTATATTCAAAAATTTAATAATAAATTTAGAAATACATTAACACAGTATTGTAGTAAATATGGTTATGAATTAATACTACTAAATGAATTAATTAAAAATGAACCAAATATGGATAAAAAAAAATTTTACTGGCAAAGAATGCTTATACCTGATAAATTTTCAGATTATGATTATGTTATTTCAATGGATTCTGATATATTTGTAAATCCTTATTCACCACCAATACCATTTGACAAAATACCTGAAGGCAAGGTTGCCGCTGTTAATGAAAGAAAATACTTTGGTAATTATGAATGGAGAGAAAGAGTTCAAATTAAAAATGGATGGGAAAAAACTGGTAAAGAATGGCATGCTTTATCAGGCGAAACAAAAGATTATAATGATCATATAAATGGAGGTTTTATAATTTATCAACCAAAACATCATGCTCAAATTTTTAAAGAATTATATGAAAAAAATATATATAATTATATGAAATATCACCAAGATGACCAAAGTATAATATCATCATATGTTATTGATAATGATTTAGTTTATTGGCTTGATGAAAGATTTAATAAAATATGGTTTTTTTGGAAAGAAATTTTTTATCCAAATTTTGATTCATTGCCGTCTAATTTAAAACAAATGTATATTCATAATTTTATTAGTTTAAACTATTTTACACATTTTACTAGTCATATAGATGTAGATTTTATATAAAATCTAATCAATACTAATAAAGTTCAGTGTTATCAATAGGATATTTAAAGGTTTGTCCAGGACTTATTTCATAATCAGGAACATAACATTTATTTAGTTTATCTGAAAAAAATGCTGCGCACCATGACAATGTACTTTTTGAACAAATTAATAATTCTGCTTCTTTCATAATATAATAATCTGTAATGGTATCATTATGTTCTGTAAAAACCTGTATATTTTTACTTAAACCACAATTAATAACTTCTTTAATATAATTTACTTCAAAATCTGTTTCTGGTTTTTTACAAACAATACATAATGAATCAGTTATACTAACTTTATCCAGTAATTCAATTATTCTTTTAACTTCTAAATGTATGTTATATTTTACATAATCTTCTAACCGAATATGTAATACATTTTTATATTTTTTATTAAATGATGAAGGTGTATTAATTATATCTATCATGTAAAATTTTTCATAATTTTTATCGTCAGCATTTATTCCATCAGTTGATACATAATGTTCAGGATGTTTTTTTATAAATTCGAGTATATATTGTTTATGTAATTTATAAATTAAGTCATGTTGATAATAAGAATTCATATTTATTCCATTAGATATTAATATCTTATCTCTTTTATTTATTATATTTTTAATAATATTTATAAATAATTCATCACTACAGTTACTGGTTTGTGATATATTAACCGAATATGAACCATTATAATATAAACACATTATTGTTGAAGCCATGTATCTAAAAATTGCATTACCCAGTCTACCTTTCGTAATAAAATTAATAATCATACTTATAATATATTATAAATATAATTATTTAAATATTATTATTTAAATATTATTATT